CACCACGACCGTCAACTTGAACATATCAGAAAGTATCAGGAATGGTATCCAGAGCGTTCAGACATTTGGGATGAAATTTATAAGATTCGTAAGCAATGTTTCGTACCAGTTTTACTCGGAGAACTGAACGGTTGGACGGGCGTTCGTAAGGAGCGTAAGCGTCTGTGGGTTGAACGAGGTATGACGGGTATTGAACCAGAATCAATTGAACCTGTAGTTACACTTGAAGAATTTGGTTTACTTTAATTCAAGTAGGGGTTATGATACTCCTACTTAATTAAATTTGGAGTTACAACATGGAAAACTACGACGTGACCGAATACGCTGATCTTATTCAAAATCCAACTTCCCTGTCATCAACGGTTATTAGTACGAACAATACTATTACTGGTACAATTAGTACACATGCTGATATTGATTTTGATGCAATCTTTGAACAAAACTGTATGCAACGTTTGACCGTTGATCATAAGGTTTCGGAACAAGAGTTCATCACTATGAAGGAAACTAACCCCGCATTTGCTGATGAAATCAAGGAAAGCATCGCGCGTGAACTGTCAAGTGAGATTTTTAAGCGTACTACATATACTAAGCGCAAGGATAAAGACCTAGATGTACATCATTTCATTGGGCGCGTTTGGGTATTTACTGACTCTGAATTGAAAGATTTTATTAGGGAAATGAAGAATGTTCGTTGAGAAAATTGGAGTACAAGATAGTATTAAGGTTGAACTAATTACGAACGAAAAGAAAGTTCGTAAAATTATTGCTGTCGGTGGCTCTCCAGGAACAGGGAAAACAACCCTGTTCCGTAAATACATGGAAGATAAAAACTTCCAACCGATTGAACCCGCAAAATTAGTATCGGCTAATTACGATGTTCAGCGTGATCTTTATATTCTCGGTAAGTACGAAGAAGGCGAAGTGTTTGCTGGGACCGATCGTTTGTCAATGGCAGTTCAACCTGCTGTTCAAGAGTGGATTCAATCTCATAATTGTCACGTTATGTTTGAGGGTGATCGTATCTTCAATCAATCGTTTTTGGAATTTTGTTTAGGTCTTCCAGATACAGAACTTCACATCGTTGTTCTTAACGCGCCAAAAGAAGTTCTTCAAGAACGTTATAAAGAACGCGGTTCGGATCAATCAGAACAATTTTTACGCGGTAGAGAAACTAAATATAATAATCTACAGTCCAACTTCGAACTGATGCCATACGTCACTGAATTCAATAACGATACGTTGGAGAACCAAACAAAAATCCTAGCCTTCTTGGAGAAGCATCTAGGTTAAGGAGTATAAATGGCAGCTTTAACCCTAGCTGATTTAAGAAAAAGATACGGGAGAATTGAAACCTTTGTTGGTATGATGAAGCATAAGGTTCCATTTACTATGGTGAATGGTGATCAAAAGGTTATCTCCCGTATAGGGTTTACTGATCGTTCTGGTCGTATTACAGAATTTAATCCAAGTAAAGATATAAGACATTTTGCCGCCGTCATAGAATGGTTGAAGACTAGAGTTAGTTCTGCGTCTACGATCATTTTAATGACGGATAAAGAACGATTTGCTTTAAAAGAAGTAACTAGAACGAAAGAATTTGGCGGAGGCGGTAAAGGCGATTTCAGCGATTTAGTTGAAACTATTTTTGCTATTGCGGTGTTTTGTAGATTCACAAATAAAAATACTACTATAGACGAAGTTGATGTTTATAAAATAATAAACGGATTAGATTCTTTAAGAGAAAAACAAATAATATTAGCTAATTCCCCTAATAAACAAAAGGGTGTTACCGATAAAGCATCTTTAACTCTTCAATTACCTCCATCCGTTTTACTTACTTTGTCAGATCGAATAACGCAAGCGTCGTTGAAATTTATGGTTCAGAGTGGAGTTAATTACGCAAACTCTCAAACCGTAACTAATTGGTCTAAGTTATTATACGAAAATAACAAGTACAATAAGATAGACGTTTTAGCCAACGGTAAATTAAAACAATCTGAGAGTAGAGTTGATGTATATGTAACAATTGACGACCAACCTATTGATATAAGCGTAGGATTAAAGGATAGCGATTTAAAATTACTAGGATTGGTTCAAGGGTCAAGTTTTGACGATCAAACAGAATTTTGGACTTCTCTAATTGGTATTGATCCAGCAAATTCTGAAAAAGAATATTACACAGCAATAAAAAACGGCGGAACCTACTTGGAAGCAATTTTTCAAGTATATAAAGGTATGGCTTACGAAATCAATAACCGTTTAAAAACAAACAAAAATAAAGTGTTAACATCTTTGTCAAAAGGTATTATAAACTATTCTACGGGTAACAAACCTTTTGTAGCAATAAACCCTATGTTAACTAAACAAGAAAAAACTGTATTCAGTTATAATAATCTATTTACATTATTGAGTACAACTAATATAAAAGTTGTATCTCCAACAAACAAAGTGAACCCTATGATTTCCTTAGTGGATGATGATGGTAAAACTCTACTAACAATTCGTTGTACCCAAGTAAATAATAAAATCAGACACGTTATTGAAAAGGGCGTTTTACTAAATGAATTATCTCCCTTTGTTTAGCCTAAATATAAAACTTTCAACCAAACGAAGTTAAAAATGAGCGACTTAAACGATTTTCTAAAACTTGTAGCCGAAGCGAAGGTAAATACTCCATCTTCTAGAGTTAAGAAAATCGAAGAACAAGTAAAAACTAACGTAAAGTCTGATCTATCTAACATATTTGAACAATTAGCTTCATTCAACAAAACTCCTCAGGAACGTTTGGCTGACGGAGAACCAGTAAACATTAGTGAACTACCAGAGATTCAAGCTGAAATTAAAGAAGCTATTGAATCTGGAAACGTTAGTTTAGCTCACGAAGTCGCTACATCATTCTGTCCAGCTATCCCTTCAGTAATTTTAACAGTTGCTCAGACAAACTTATAAAACGCTAAATAGTACTGTTATTAACATATTAATGGACTAAATGAAGAGTTATAAGCAACTGTTGAAAGAATTGCCTTCAAAAACTGCAGTTTTTGCGTTTGGCTCATTCAACCCGCCTAATATCGGTCACGAACTAGAAATTAAGATCGTTCGTAAATTAGCGAAACAAAACAAGATTGATCATATTATTTTTGTTTCCTCGACTCAAGACCCAAAAAAGAACCCCCTAGAAATTAATAAAAAGATTCAATATCTAGAACTGTTCTTTCCGAATACCAAATTCGTTCCAATTAAAGAAGAATTTAAATCCTGTTTAGATGTAGTTAAATCTCTAAACGGTAAATACAAGAATCTAATTTATGTAGTTTCATCCCAGAAGGTTGATGAATATAAAAAGATTCTTCAACAATATAACGGTAAATATTATCGTTTCGATACAATCGAAGTCATTCCAGCTGGTAATAAAGAACCAGATTCAGATGATAAATTACGCACCCTTGCTTCTAAAGGTAATTATTTAAACTTTAAAAGTAATTTACCTACAACTGTTAGAGAACTCGACGGTAAGCGTTTAATGAACGATCTTCGTATCGGTATGGGTTTAGACCCAATCAAAGAACAAATCAATTTAGTAAAAGATGAACTTCGTGAACAATATTTTCGCGGTGAAATTTTTAACGAAGGCGATATAGTAGAAAGCGATAGTTCAGTTTATAAAATTATCAAGCGCGGTTCAAACCATTTATTACTTCAAACCGAAAGCGGCGAAAAGGTAAGTAAATGGATTCAAGACGTTCAATTGACGGAAAGAGAATTTATGGTAAACGAAGACATTCAACAGTCAGGTACTGGTCAAACTGGTTCATCCGCGAAAACCGCTGAAAACCAACGTAAAGTTTTAGAGCTAAAAGCCAAACAAGCTAAACAAATTGAAGACGTTAAAGAGCGTCAACATAGAGAACTTGAAATGGCTAGAGATAGTATGAAAGAAAGCGCGAAGTACAATATTCCAAAAACTTTAATGAGTTTAAACGATTTCCGTAAAACTATGCATATGGGCGTTGACAGTGTTGACCAAAAATCTATGGATGATAAAGAAACAGAATCAGACATGGACGCTTCAATTCACGCAACTACTTCACCACAACATACAATTACTGGCGGTCAACATTTAGACGCAGGTAGAGACGAGAGCCTACGTCGTATGCGCGTTAAGTACCGTTTAGGCGAAGAAACTGAAGAACAAAAGAAAACGCGCGAAGAACAACTAAAGCGTTTCAAAGATCAAGCCGAAGATTCTAAATTAACAGATTGTAAAGAAGACTTCCAAATTAACGAAGTTGAGTTTGAAGCGCAAGTTCAAGAAGATTTAAATACGTTATC